GCATAAGGATATGGACTGGAAAAGCGTAGAAGATACCTACGATCAAAAGTTAAGACCCTTTCTTGATTCAGGTCAGCTAATAAAAAAGAAAATGACAACTAAAGAATTTTTTAAGTCAAACAATAAAAAATACGATTTTGTTTATGTAGATGCAGACCATCATGCAATCTGGGCTTTAAGAGATGGTTTAGATGGGTACTCCTGTTTAAATAACGGAGGAATCCTTGCTTTTGATGATTATATGTGGGGAGCTTCTTTACCTGAAATGGATCAACCTAAGACTGGTATTGATGCATTTTTAATTCCTTATGCAAATAAAGTATCTGTTTTAGAAAAAGGTTTGCAGGTATGGACAAAAAAGATTTTTTAAACTTAAACGGAGGATCTAAATGAACATAGTTATTGTTGGAGGAGGAACTGCTGGCTGGTTGTCAGCATATATTATCTCTAAAATTCAACCTAAACTTCATAAAATAACTGTAATTGAATCTTCTTCTATAGGAATTATTGGAGCAGGAGAAGTTTCAACAGGTCTTATGCACGATCTTTTATCAGGAAAATATTTTCCTTCAGGGACAGACTTGCAAACTTTTATTGATAATACAGACTCTACTCGTAAAATGGGAATTAAGCATGTTAACTGGAAGGGCGATGGCACTTCATATTTTGCACCTGTAGACGGTAGTCCAAGTCAAAACTACTCTCCAGACTATATATTTAATTATGTTTTTTCTAAATATGGAAAAGAAAAAATTCATCTAGCTTCCCCTATAGGTCAAGCTTATGATTTAGGAATGGATATACCTTATGGAGGAGCCTTACAGTTTGATGGAAATAAAGTAGGTGCATATTTAAAAAAACTTTCTTTAAACGAATATGTAAAAACTATAGATTCTGTAGTAAAAGATGTAAAAATATCTTCTAATGGAACAATCGAAAGTGTTGTATTAGATAATGACCAAGAAGTTTTTGGTGATTTTTTTATTGACTGCACTGGATTTGCAAGAGTTCTTATAAAAAAACTTGGTCTAAAATGGAAACATTATGGAAAACATCTTCCAGTAGACAGAGCTTTACCTTTTATTCTTCAGTATGAAGACGGACAAAAAATTGAATCAATAACCACTGCTCATGCTATGGATTATGGGTGGATGTGGAACGTTCCATTACAAAGTCGAATGGGCGCAGGTTATGTATTTAGTAGTTCTCATACAGATGAAACAAAAGCACAGGAAGAAGTTGAAAAACTTTTAGGAAAACCAATTAAGCCTATAAAGTTAATTAAATTTGATTCTGGTAGATCAGAAGAGCTGTGGAAGTCAAATTGTCTTGCTGTAGGACTTTCTGGAGCTTTTAGTGAGCCACTAGAAGCAACTTCCATACATGGAACTGTTCTTCAGCTTTTAGTTTTTTCATCTCACTATTTAGTTTCAGATATTGAAACAACAAATAATGAAATTAATAGAAAAACATATAATAATAAAATAGGAAAATTATATGATGATTACTGCGATTTTTTAGTTATTCACTATCAAGGTGGTAGAGCAGATACAGATTTTTGGAGATATGTTACTTCTAAAGAAGCTCAAACTGAGTTTACATCAGATATTTTAGAGACATGTAAGTACAGAATACCTACAACATTAGATTATGAACAGTATGTAGGAGCTTCTGCACCTCTCTGGGCTTGGACTTTAGCAGGTTTAGATATTATAAATAAAGATCAAGCAAAAACTCAACTACAAAAATTAAATTTATATGAAAAATCTAGAGAGATGTACGAAGAGTTTTCAAAAAATATTAAATCTGATCTTACTCGTAATCGGGGACTCTAAAATAGCACTGACCGAAATATTGAGGCCCTTCGTGCGTTTGATTTAGCTCAATGTGAAGATCTATTTCCAATCTTTCATATGTACTGTTAAAATCATCAAGATCTACATTAAAAAACTTAGCTAAATACTTTTTGCTTTCTTCTACAATTTCATCAAAAGTGTCTCCACCTACAGTAATTCTACATGTTGCTTTTTTCATTTTATTCTCCTTTATTTATAGTTTTTTCTAGACCATACATTTTTTCCATAAAACCCACCTCTGATAAGTCTATTGGATAGATGGTTAATTTTCTCGCCAAGCATAACTAGACTTTGATCTTTTTCTGATTCCCAAGACTCTCTTTTAAAAGGAATAATTTGTGCAATAGGAGTACCTGCCTCAATTACTCCTTCAAAATCTTTTTGCAAAAAGAACGGGTAGTTTCCTAATGCAATACCTTTATCTGCATCTATTACACCACTTAATGTAACAAAAGGAAGATCATGCCTATTTAGTGGATGAGTTACCAGTAAACTATAGCCTACGGGCAATTTAAAACACATTGGAGGCATCCAAACAAATTGATGCTTACTGCAACCCAAAGGTATCGGTAGGAGCTTTGCTGGCTCTATATCTCTAGAATTAACAGGTTGTGGCTCCATCATCCACTTAAACTGAGGTCCATCCACAGTCTGTTTAACTTGTATATCTGTCCATAACTCAATAGTGTATCCAGAAGTTAAAGCATCTAAATATGGAAAACAAAGTTTTAAAGCCTTGTTTGTCCCACCATCTTGTTTTATTTTAGGTTCTCCACCAACAAAACGCTCACTTTTTGCATACCATTCTGGTATATATTGCTGAGCTGGTTTCGGAATATCTAAAAACTCTGGAACCATACCGAAAGAAATTTTTTTAGGTTTATTTAGCATATCTTCTATCGTACCCACTTAAATTTATCATTGTAGCTGCTGACTCCCAAGTATCTGAGTTTGAGTCTATTCCGTGACCTTCAACAATACGATTATAGAAATTAAATGCTGCACACACTGCAATGGCATCTTTTAGCTCTTCTTCACTAAATCCAGATTCTAATACTTCATTTTTTATTTCATTAGATATTAAGCTTGGCGTTTTAGTTAAAATAGTTATATATTTAAAAATTGGATCCAGCCTGTGACCCAAAAAAGTGCCAGCGTTATTAATAGAGTCCACATCCTGATCACTTCCATTTAAAGACTTAACAAATTCTGTATGAGACCCGCAACAATACTCGCAATTATTTAATTTACTTGTGTAAGCTGCAATAATTTCTCTGTCTAGTGGAGAAAGATGTGAGTCTTCTCTTAAAACTTCTTGAGCTAAAGTTAAAGCTACTCCGTATTTTTTAGGGTTTTCCATAAATACATCTACAATACCTTTTGCATTAGCAAGGGATTGAAATTCAGGTCTTGTCATTTCTTCTTCTTTCTCTTGTTTGCTTTCTCTAGTCTATCCATTTTATATGCTTCAACAGCATTAACACTAGTGCGACTTCTCCAAGCAAAACCACATTCAGTGCAAGTAACAACCTTTGCAGTTGTCCAACGACCACCATTAGGTAGTTCCTCTGTAGATGTTTCTAGCTTAGACGGTCTAGCTGTACAGTAAGGACAGTTAGGGAATCTGCGTCGTCTTGTTTCTTCACCGTTATACGATACAGATAAAGCTCTACGAATGTCAACTTCATCTTTTCCGCCCCAGATGCCCCAGATCTGCCGATGCTCTAAAGCCCACTGCAGACACTGCGAGCGCACAGGACATGTAAAGCACATGTTCTTAGCTGCATATTTTTCTTTAAACTCTTTTGAAAAAAACCAGTCTAAAGCGTACCTATTAGAAGGTTTTGCACAGGTGGCATCTGACTGCCAATCAAGGTTTTCCGCTGGTTTCCACACATAACTATAGTAGACTATAAATTATAAAAATATCGGTTATAACACGATTATTAAAAATTATATTTCTATCCAAGTTGCAGGAAGGATAGAGTCTACAAACTCTCCATACTCAGTTTCCCCAAACTCATCACACACAGAATAGTCTTCTTCATCTTCTATTATTCCAGTCCACCCATAGTTTGGTGAACATTTATCAATTAAGTTAAAACCATCTCCCAAAGAAATAGCTACTCCATCTCTTTGTAAAGCAGAGGCTAGAGCCCTTCTTACCAAATCATTATCTAGGTCTATGTGATCAAAGGTGTAATAAATTACAGAACATTCTACCCGTGGATCGTATCCAGAACCTTCCCACTCTTGCCAAAGAAAGTCTCCAGGTCTATCGCTTTTCATTAAACCGCCCTATATCTGATCATCTTCAGGGTTAATATTAAGCTCAAAATCTGGACTTTGCTGGTCTAAGAAGTAGACTTCGCTGGTTAATTTCATCTCAAATATCCCAGCTATTGTTACTGCTCCGCACATAGCGCAAATTTCAACAGATCCATTGTTAACTTTATTAGGCACATCTACGCCTTTAAGACGCATTATTATCCGACCAGTTTTGTCCATACTTTCTGGCTCCCACCGAGCGTGGTTTTCCATCCAACATGCTTCGCAGATTGGTACAGGACTAATTACTGGTTCAGCAGCCATGACAATAGTCTACTCTTGTAGAGCAAACGTCATATCTTCTGTAAGTATTATATTTAGCTTACCTCTTATTTGTTTTCTTTCTTCTGGAGAATATCCTCCCCAAAAACCATGTTTTTCATTTCTTATAGCCCATTGACCGCACTCAACTATGTGAGCACAAGCTGAGCATATCTTTTTAGCTTCAACATAAGCATTAAGTCTTTGACCTATAACTACTTCATCTTTATCTTCTATATAAAACAACTCTGCGCCTATTTCAGCGCAGAGAGGTTCTTTGTATTGCCAAGGTGGTACAAGTTCTGACATGTTCCCCTCCAAGAAACTATTTAGTTTGTTCCGACGCTATCTTTCCTACCTCATACCCGCATCCCGCATATCCAGCAATATCAATCCATGTATCTGGTTGAAATCCTGATCCGTGAGCAAAGCGTGCCATCTTGAGACCGACCATCATCATTGCAACTTGTTCGTTGGTGATTTCTTGTCCAAGAATGACAGACCAGATTTTTGCAGTTCGTGTGAAGTTTTCTTCTGGTCCGCCATAGTTAGCGTTTCTGTCCTGAGTTGTGATTCGAGCAGCTTCACGGAGAGCTTCTACTCGATAGGGGTTATCTGAAGTCTGTTTCATGTATTCATTAACAGGGGGAACAGTGTTATTTACATTGTCAGACATTCTTTAACCTCGCAGTCACTAGAGCAGTGTATGAATAAGTACTAGATGCTTTTAAGCTAGGCTCTATCTCTAACTCATATGCAACATATTTGCCAAGATCTTCAATCTCGACATCAATAAACCCAGCTAACTCTTTCTTAGCTTTGGTCTGTATGTTTTGGTAGTCGCTACCTTCAACTCTAAACTTAAAAATAGCAGAGTTCACTATGGAACCCGCTTTTCCAATTGTTGAGGTGTGTAGTGGAATCCTTCTAAGACAGGCTCTTTACCATCTGTTGTCTTAACGATAATGTCACCATATCGGATACTTACTACCTTGCCACGACGACCATTGTGTAGTTTGCCCATCTCACCGTCAAATGCATTCCACTTGACTCTTACTTCATCGGCAATAACAATTTGACCAGCTTGAGCGGGCACCCAATGCTCGTTTTTGTTTTCTACAATAATTGCATGTCCTAGAGCTAGTTTGCTGAATAGCTCAACAACTTGACTTAGGTTTGCCTCATTCTTTACTGGGTCTGGATCTGTGTTCTTTAGTTCTTCCCACTTTTCTAGTAGGGCAATAACATTGTCTCCAACAACCCGCTTTGTGCGGTTATTGGTCAATTGTTCTTTGACCCACGGCATATTTACTTTTGCCATCTCGCTGTCCTTTCGTACAGTTTTGCCTAGACTAACGACAACTGGCTCTGGTTGTCCAGAGCTCTCGCTGTTTTTTCCAGAGAGTCTGCGTATGAAGGCACTGCCTCTCTGTAAAAATCTTTCTGTGTTTGAGCCACTATCAGTCTTTCCTCTGGACTCATTTCCTCTATCGTCGAAGGTAAATACGCCCATTCTGCTCCTAGCTCGGCGGTATGACGCCATTCAGTAACAACAGGAACACCTGCTATGAGTGACTGAGATATTGCAACAGACCACCAAGGATCTCCTCCTTGATAGGTACTAATTAAGGTTCCTACAGAACCGCTGATCTTATCTATAACCATCTCATTTGTGCTGTAGTTATTGTTTCGTGTTGGGTATATAGGTAGAGTTAAGCTCTTAGATATCTTCTTTGTCCAAGCAGATTTAGGGCTATCAGCGCACCAATAAATTTTATCGGACTCAGAAAACACATCCTCAGCATCATCTATAAGCGCTCTGTCATAACACAAAGAGACAATACTGTCTTCATCTAAGTTTGGTATATGTTTTGTAATAATATTTTTAGAAAACCAAGGCATGCTTGGGACAAATGTTTGCTCCCATTTTTCGTTGTGTAAGTGGTCTACAAAACTTAAGATTTGTTTTTTATTTTCTGGAGTAGAAGCTTCAGAGTACTGAGCTCTTCTAGAATAAAAATCTTTATAAAAACTATCTGTCCCAGTATAAAAGTCCCTAACAGTTGTTTTAATCTTTTGTGGCTCTGGCATATCAACAATTAAACGAAGCTTTCCAAGCTCTCTGGCTTTATTAGCCAAGGCAAAAGCTCCGTATGAGTAGTGGGCTGATAAGTTTGATGGCGATGCTAGCCCGACAAAAATTGCGTCAAATCGATCTAAATACTCTTTTGAATACGAAAGATGTGGTTTAGTAAGAAAAACTTCGTGACCTAGCTCAGTAAAAGCACCGTGAATAAGACCAGTAAAAGTCGGATAACGATTGATTGCGTTATGAGACGACTGAGATGCTGTGCACCCAGTAACTAGTATTTTCATAATTTCCTTATCTTGGATTACTAAATTGCTACCCAACAGTTTTTGTTGGGTAGCAACCTAGCAAAACCAGCTTAGAACGGTGAGGCTGGAGCTGCAGCAGGAGCAGGAGCGGCAGCAGGTGCTGGCGCTGGTGCAGGAGCTGGAGCAGGTGCAGCAGCAGTTGCAGGAGCGGCTGTCTCGCCATTCATTGCAGCAACTGTCTGTGCGCTTGGGTAGTAGTTCTTGATTTCGTTCTTCTTAGCGCCGTTATATAGACGGCTACCAATCTGTGCACGGAATCGACGACCCATGAGTGCTTGCTCAATTTGAGCATTGGTTGGATTGTTATCGAAGTATCCACGGCCAATTCCCATGGCATGGAACTTCTTAAACAAGATTCCCAGCGCTGCTGGTGAATCAGGTGAGACAACTAGGTTGTCCCATACAAGACGCTTATTGTGGGCTCCGCCCTCAACCTGCGCCTTTACTTTGAACATGGTTTTGCCAGATTGCGATGTTGTCGCAGTGGCTTCAACAACTACGAGATCGTAGTCGCCGTCTGGTAGCGGTTCATAACTGCCCGCGTCTCCAGCATCTTTAATGAGGTCTGCCCAATTGCGTGAACTCACTGAGTGCCTTCTTTCTGTGTTGTAGTTTCAGCTGCCGCTGCTTGTTTTGGTCCAAAAACAATGTCGAGCATTCGCTCAATTGACATGTCTTGTTGTTCTACGATTTTGCCGAGGCGTCCTTGAACACGCTCGCCAGCTTCGTATTGATTAGTGCGCTCAACATACATACGACGAACTTTGAATGGAAGTTGAGTTGGATCTGGGTTCATTCGTTCTTCAACGGTGATTGCTCCCAGAATGTCGTAGAAGTACGGAGCTTGAATTGCAAGCTGACCTTGTAGGTATGGACGATAACGACCATCCTTATCAAGACGAGCCATTGCAGTTAAAACTACGGCTTCTAACGGATTGGTTGGATGCATTGTTAAGTCACGAAGATCTCGCAAAAGACCTCCCATGTGGCGTAACAACTCTCCCCATTGCTGCTGTGTCATTTGATTAACACCAGCAATGTTCTCCAAGCACTTCACTTGAAGCTCAGATACAGAGTCGATAATAAGACTCTTGAAATGATGCTTTCCAAGTTGAAGCCATTGGTATGTTTTTAGAACAGTGTCATAATCACGAACTGTAACTACAACAGTGTCCCATGTTCCATCTGCTAGAGGTGGTTCCTCACGCAGTGGATCCCAATACTTAACGACGATAGGCAAAAACCTGTGACCGCCTTCTACGTCAAGCATGAGTCGTGGGTAAGGTGCGGTGACAGCAAGACTTGATTTACCAACCTTGCTCTCTCCGTACACCATTACAGTAAGAGAGCGTTGAATTTCGCTCATCGTCACTCGCTTCCTTTTTTGTCGGTTGATTCGTAGTACGCATATGGGTCTGCGACCTCATATGAATCGCTAAGTGCTTGTTCAGCGGCGCTTCCGTCATCGAACATTGGGCATATAGCGAAAAATTGGCATTTCCATTTGCAGTCACGAGTTGGTCGTGGATATGCAACGTATGCTGGTTCTGCTCCTGTATCAAGAGCTTTTCTTACATTCATAAGATCTGCAATAGTTCCGTGAATGCGGTTCCAAAAAGAACGCATTGTAAAAATATTATGTCGAACTTCAATTTGATCGTAGAAAGGTGGTCGAGCGTTTGCTGTGCGCTTTACCTTCTTTAGCATTGTAAAGATGCCACCTTCAGAGCGCTCAGCTTCATCTGCTTTTGTAGACTCAAGAAGCATGTAGGTTAAAACCTGCTCGTTCATAGGAGCAAGGTTTGCAAAGTCGCTAAGTGATCCTCCAACGGTCTTGAAGTCACGGAACATACGAACTCCGTCAGCCTTACGACGAACACGCATATCAAGCTTTCCTTGAAGCTCTACTTCTCCATTAAACAAAGGTGCAACAATCTGCTCTTCAGTAGAAATAACTTCTAGTTCGGCATCAATTCCGTTTTCTTCTACCCACTGCTCATACCCTTCAAGCATAATGCGACCCATCTCCGCTTCCTGCTCAAGTTGGTATGTATCTTGAAAATCAGCAAGAAGTAGTTGACGATCTGTTTCTACTAAATCTGCGTGTGCTTGAATAAGTGGAAGACCTTGAGCATAGTGAGCATCAAGAGCTGCGTGAATACGGCTACCAAAAGCAAGAGCTCCAGTCATATCTTTATATTTTGGTTGCAAACGACGATAGTAGGTAAGCCACCACTTGCGTCGACAATCTTTAAATGTTTGTAGTTCTGAGTTAGATAGTCTTATAACACCGCTCATAGCAACCCTGCCTTATCATCTTTGAGCAACTTCATCAGTTGATCTTTATCTCGAACAATCTGTTCGAAGTTGTCTGACTTTGTTTCCAATACTTGAAGAACTCTTTCTTCAATTGTTCCCTCTGTTACATAATCCATAATCAAAATAGAGTCATGTATTTCGCTACCAATACGATGTACACGGTCTAGAGCTTGCTTGTGATCAACTAGTGACCACGGTCTCTGAAGCATAACTAAGCGGCGAGCAGTAGTCAAGGTAATACCCACCCCACCAGCCTGTGCTGTAAACAAAATCCATTTAATCCGACCTTCTTGAAAATCATCTACTGCCTTCTGACGCTCGTCTTCATTCTGAGCACCAGTAATCAGTCCATGAGGAATCTTTGCTTTAGTCATTGCAGCACTCAAAAGCTCAATAAGCTGTCTTGAGACTGCACAGACGGCAACAGAGTCGTCACCAAAATCTCCACTACTAATATCATCCATAAGAGCATCGACTTTACATTAAAACTGGTGGAAGCCAAGGAAGTACAACTTTCTTAAGCATACGGCGCATAACTGGATTTACAGATTTATAAAACTCATCTTGCATAGTTGGCTTTACGCCAATAACCATCATTCCACCAAAAGCATTAAGCATCACATCAATCATACGATCAATCCACTTTGTTTTTGATGGCCAATCTTGAGGTGATAGCCAGTGAAGGATTGACCAAAGATCAACCACATTATTTGCAATAGGTGTTCCAGTAAGAGCAAAACGAATTGGGGCATCTCCAGTTGCTGACCAAAGAGCACGACTTTGTTTTGATTTTGGGTCTTTAGAGCGGTGAATCTCATCAGCAACTACAGCCTTAAAATCAATTTTGTTCAACTCTCTTGGGTGAACCTCGCAACGAGTCTCTGTTACAGACTCACTTAAGCCACCGCAAGGCTTGCAATGGACTAGGGCGATAGAGCCGTAACCAGAAAGTCTTGAGTGAGAACGTAGTGATTCCCAATTAATAATATAAACATCAGCACCAGACTCAAATTGCTTTTTGCGTTGAGTAGCGCTTCCCTTGATAACTTGAGTCTTAACGCCTGGCCACCACTTATTAAATTCACGAGCCCAGTTCTTTTTTAGAGTGTTAGGACAAACAATTAGTGCTGGAAATACTTCTTCTCCAGAATCTTGGATTGCTTTAAGAGCACGAATGGCCTGAGCAGTTTTACCTAAGCCTGGCTCATCTGCAAGCAAAGCCCTACGAGCCGTTTTAAGGAACTGAACCCCAGCCCTTTGATGAGGGAATAGATCCTCATCCCCATCGGCGCTCTCAAGCTCTCTAAGGGCATTTGATGGGCTAATACGAGTGTTTAGTTCGTTTGTTGCCCACTCAGTTAAATTAGGTCCAATAGTCAATCCATCACGGAATGTAGAGCGTAAAGCAAGACAGGTTGTCCAACTAAGGGGAGCTCTCCAAACCTGCTCCTTGGGGCTCCAGGAGGCTCCTGGAAGGCTCTTACAGAGCTCTTTAAACCGCCAGTCAGTGGTTAGAAGGATATGCTTTTTATCAGCATCTACTTCGGCTATTACAGACAACTTATCCTCTTTTCCCTGTCATTATGTCATATGCGGTTGTAAAAATATTTTGAAGACTTTTATCTTACCGCATATTAGTCTAGCAGAACTCTTGGCTTCCAGCCTGTTTTAACCAGCCTTAGTAGGGCGTGTCGTATTGCATCATTTGCGTGCCCTTCGCCCCCTACAAACCAAGTCTCTACCTTCCTAAGGGCTTCGTTAGGAAACATAGCTTTGGCATCGGCTGGGGACTGAAAAACAATCTTTTCAGGGTCGTACATATTGGTACGGCAAAGGTGCTTAAGGACCCCTATCTGCTCAAGGCTGTATGGAGCTTGGGAGTTACGAACCGTCTGAGCATTGATAGTAAATCTTTCACAAACCACGGTAAGAGAGTCTGTGCCTTTGTAAGAATTTAATATTGTTTCAACAGCAACAGCAAAGTCTTCTGGTTGTACTTCTTTAGCAATAATAAGATTTGGACCATTTTCTGTTCCGTCCCAAGAAAGAAAAGCAACACCGCTTGCTTTGCCTGGATCTATTGATAAAACATACTTCATCGGTACTTTTGACCCCAGTTCTCTAGAGGACCGTCAACATCTGCAGTTAACGGTACTGCCCAACCTTCGGTAGTTGTCATACATTGACGAACTAGTTGTTTAATCTCTTCAGCATCTTTGCGTGGAGCTTCAAGAACAATTTCGTCGTGTACTGGAACGATAAGGTAGTCAGTTAAATCTGCTTGGTCAAGCTTTACAAGATTAGATTTAAAAATCTCAGCTGCTCCACCTTGAATAAGATAATTAACAAGCGTGTATGTTCTATCTTCATCACAAGGAATACGACGACCAGTCCATGTATGGACATAGCCTTGCCCTTCATTGCGAAGACGAGTTTGCCCTATGTGATCAACTTGTCGTTGAAAAATAGCCATACCCGGATAGTTAGCGTCAAAAGAATCAGAAACAGAGCGCATCTGTGCTTCTGGAACTCCAGCAGTCAAAGCTTGCTTTGCAACACCTGCTCCGTATAGTCGTCCGTAGACAACGCCCTTGATGAGGTTACGACGCTTATCTGATTTTTGCATATCTGGTTCTTGATAAACTTGACGACCAATCTCGGTAAAAGGATCTGAGCCAGTTGCATCTGCTTTGTGGAATAGCGAGATAAGGTTTTCATCTTCAGATAAAGATGCAAACATACGGAACTCAACCTGATCCAAGTCAGAAGTAATAATTACATTGCCTTCTTCTCTAGGAATAAAAGCTGTACGAACAGTGTCATCGCCCTTTGGCAAAGTCTGCAAAGCTGGGTCGGTAATAGACATACGAGATGTGCGAGCGCCGAGAGTTTTAACAGAGGGGTGAACTATTCCGTTAACAGACTTTTGCATAAAGTTAGAGAAGTAAGTATTAGCAAGTTTGTCAGCTTTTCTTTGCTTTAGTACATTTTCTGCAAGGTTTTTAACATCGCTGTTTCCATTAATCATCAAAAGCTTTAGCTGGTCTTTGCTAGCAGACTTTGCCCCAGATGGAGTTGTTTCTGTAATCTCTGCACCTAAGTTCTCTAAAAGACGAACTAGCTGGACATTGCTTGTAATGCTTACTCCACCATAGGTTTTGGAAGCCCAGTCTTTTACAGAGTCAGAGTATTGAATCAGCTCTTCAAACTTCTTTTTTGAGTAGTCAAGATCAACACGAGCACCATTAAGTTCCATACGGGTAACAATCTTGCGTGTTGCCATTTCTAGTTCGTAAGCACGGTTGTAGGGACCTTGTGGGCCACATTTTTGATAGAACTGTTCCCAAAGACGCATTGTAAGAACTGTATCTAGAGCACCGTAAACCCAGTAAGGCTCATAGTTAGTTGGAACAGTTCCCCAAGTCCAACCATTTTCAATAAGACCTTGATCAAGACTTTCTTGCATAGCAACTGCTTTGGAGTCAACATAGAGAGCAGACAAAGGTTTTAGAGCTCCAGAGCCAAGCGGATTAATAATGTGAGCCATGATCATTGTGTCATGAGCACGTTCCCACGGCATCTTCCATCGAGATTGAATATCAAACCAACGTGCTTCAAATGCAATGTTATGACAGACAACAGGTCCATCAAACTTATCCATTGCCTCATAAAAAACACCAGACCATTCATCCCAAGGTAAAGACCAGCCAGTTAAGCCATCTCCAACTTGAACAAGTCTTAGTTTTCCGTGCCAAGGGGAGAGAGCATCTTCTCTTCTACCACCAGGCAACTCACCAGTTTCGGTGTCAATTGCAATTGCGTTATGTGGTCGTCTTTCGCCAAGCCATGAAATAAATTGCTGCGCCTTTTCAACAGAATCTACAAGGTGCAGTTTTACATCGCCTAGTCCGTTTGTCACTTCGTTGTCGCTCATT